ATTGAATTGAGCGATGATTTTTTTCAAGTCAACCGCCTGAACAGTAAAAGGTTTAGTTTGTGGCGTCCTACCTAAAACAATCAAGTTTACTAAGGTTGAATAAAACTTTCCTTTCACTATATTAACCCTAAATACGCTAACTGCGGTTTGATCAGAAATTCTACCTACGTCCACTGATATTAAGTAAAATTGTTCGGAATCAGGTCTATTAATTGCGTGCGTTTCTGGATTCTTTAACTTTCTATAACGCGATAGTTTTTCGTAGGAAAACCATGCATCTTCGCTAGAACCTTGCCAAAGACTTAAATATTCAGTTGCAAAAGATTCAGCATTATAAGACGGACTCATTTTAAGTTTATTAATATATTGCTTATCAATAAGTCCATGCATCGCTGGTAATCGCCAGTCGCATCCAAACATAAAAGCATGTTGTGGGTCAATTATAGCATTTTCAAAAGTATCTATAAGACGATCATAAGCAAAAGAAGTTTTGCTTCCCGCGCTAGTAGCAGCGATAATTTGTTGATTAGGCTCTTTTTCATTCACTGTATTATTTGGAAGTCTACGAGATACATTAACCAAAGGAATAACTACAGAGTTAATCATCTCCTCATCACCATCACGTATCTCATCAATCATACCACCCTGGCGGCGTCCGCCACGGGCGGCATCACCAGCAAGCACAACATCAAAAACAGAACCATTTCGAAATTTTAAAGTCACATAATCTTTACCAAAATTACCGGGGTATTCATTTAATTCCCAACCAATAATTTCCTTCTTTAAAAGAGGCCAATGATCATATATTTCATAAATTTTTTCTTTTGTAATTTGCGCCGCCTGCTGTTTTGTATTAGCAGTCATAAATACTTTTCGACCGGGGATGAAAATACATTGTAAGAATAGACCAAGAATAATAATAAAAGACTTTGAGTATGCTCTAGGGGCTGTCAAAAAGACATCCTTAAAACGCATTACCACTCTTAAAGTTAATCTCTGATAGAAAAACAAAGCAAATTCAGAATCAGCAGGTTTAATAATATCTAAATAAATATCCGGATAAGCAGTGAAAAAATTAACCCACTTACATAGGCTTTCATAATTTCTATTTAAATATTCATTGGTAATCGCTGCGCCTTTCTCAAGTTCAATACCGTCGCGCTCTGCTCGTTCAACGAAATCATTTGGAGTTAATTGTTGGCGTTTTGACAGGATAACTTTTTTCCTTTTTTCTTGCATTTATCTATCCTCCCAAATCGGCCTCAAATTCATCATCTTTAAAAAGCTGTTCAAAGCCTTCATTCTCATAGTTATCAAAATCTGTATTTTTGTCATTTAAATCATAATATGACTCTAGCTCGGCCGCAGTCTTCAAAGCTTGAATACGTTGAGTTATTTCATCACCAATCCCAGATTCATTTGTATATAACCTTTGATTCCAAGATTGAATGTTCTTAATAGTTTCGTCAACGACGTCTCTTGTTTCCCCATCGTAAAAATTATTAACAAATCCTTTCTTTTCAAGCCATCGACAAAGCTCTCCCATTGATTCGAAATCGCTCGCATTTTTAACGTTTTTAGGAGTAAACTCTCCCGTTTTAACTAACTTATCATATGAAGCAAGCAGCTTATCAAAATCTGCTCCTTCTCTAATCCTACAATCTATCTCATAAGAAATCTTACAAATTTTCAAGGCTTGGTCGCCTTGAAGCGCGCCATTAATATTTTGAGTCAGGAGCAATCCATCATATAAATTTTCTAAATAGTTCAAAGCCTCATCATCATAATTAAAGCCCCATTTCTCTTGAAGTCGATGTCTTTTTTCTTCCGCCAATCCGGGTATTACTTCATCAAGGGCGCCCGCAGCGTTAAGTTCCTCGTATGCTTCTTGGTAAGACTTCCAATCTATACTCTCATAACTCTCTCCAAAATAAATTAAATTATATGCCTTCAATAGCTCCGCCGCAGTATGATTGGGGAACAACTCAACAAATTTTTTTGGCTCAAAAGGAATATCTAAAAACTGGCAAATCTTATCCATCGCATTCCAATCATATTTTTCTTTTTCCTTTGTTTTAATTCTTTCTCCTAAACAGTCTACACATACATCTATATATCCGGTTGGATACATAAAAGACTTAGTCCGCAAATAAGAAAAAGAATCCTTCATCTGGCCGCAGCAAACGCATTTCTTTGAAGAGAAATCTATATCAAAATGTGGATTTAAAGCCATTTTATTTCCCTCTTTTAATTACTTTACTTACTAATCTGTTCAAATTTCTTCGGCGGGTTCTGGTTAGATTTTCAACCTTATCACACAAATCACACCAAATGTCAGTAAAATCGCGGGCTGATTGGTTCATATGCTTATCATCTGCATCTTTATTTAAAGACTCATCTACATTATATAAATCAACCCCTAAAATTTTACAGACTCCAAGAAATTCTACAGTATCTAGTTTGACAATCTTTTTTAATAAATCTTCTGAACTATTTCTACCAATCATAATTTACTCCTTTTCTTCTTTCGAACTTCTCTCTCGCACCTCTTACATCTATTTTGAAAACCATCTTTATTTCTGCTCTTCTTAATCCAGTTCCTTCCGTCTAACAGTAAAATTCTACCGCAATCAGTACATTTTTTAAAATTCTCAGGAAAAAAACAATTTTCAATAGTATCTTGATGAATCCTGGCCGCCTCGTTAATTTTTGTAATAATTTTTTGCTTAAAAATAGTACTAATATAATTTGCAGTATAACTCTTCCCATATTTTTTATTAATATAATTAGCTATATCAATATTTTTTTCTTTTTTCTCTTTTAAACGTAAAATTTCCTTTTGCACATCTGTTAAATCAGCAATAGATTCATAAAATTTCAATGTTTTTAAAAGACTATCTAAATTATTTTCCACTATATAATTAGATTTAACTCGAGCAATCCTATCTTCAAAATCTTCTTTAAATAAGTAGAGCTGATAGACCATATCGAGTTCTCTAAAGTCAAAAACTTTTAAATCTTTAAAATCTATTTCTTTTTTCTTCCATATTAAATCATTAATTGTTTTTAGTTGTTTTTCGCTGAGGGCGCCGGGGTCAAAATCAGTATTAAAAATAAGCTCGCCCGCTTCTCCCTCTATTAATCCCAAAGGTAATACCTGTATATCGCAGTCAAAAACCAATGTATCATCTTTTGGACTATAAATAGACTGAGTAATGTTAAAAGTACTCTTATAAGAATCTCTAATCGTAAATTGTTCTGTTCTAAGTTCGCGCAATCGATGTCGCAATTTAAGATAGCTATATTGGCTAAGTTTTTGACTGCGCGCACGTATCAGTTCCGCCTCTTCTTCAGTGAATCGTTTTAATAACTCATCTCTTGGTGGCTTGTCTCTTTTTCCAGACGCTATCTCATAAAAATTGATTTCCAATTCAGTCTCATCAATATTTCTCCATAATTTTTCAAAAGTTTCAATTAAATATTGTGGAGCCTGGCGTCGAGCTTCGCTTCTACTAAAAACCTTTCTATTCTTTTTTAAAACAACTGCATCGTTAAGTGAGTAGAGCTGTATATTGGCTAAAGCTGGATTTTCTAAAACCGCGTCTAATGATTCTACGTCGTTTGTTTTGGCCCACCTGGTTTTTAAATCTGTACCTGCACCAATTGGGGTACCATCTTCGGTCTTGCCCCATAGTAAATAGTCTGCAATTGTGGTGGCTTCTGTTGAAGTCAAATCGGAAAATTGTGCCACATAATCGTTAATAAAGTTAACTCGTTCTTCCACTGTTTCTAGGCTGAAGTCAAGCTTCAATCTATTCATATGTGTTACCTCCCATATCTATAGTATACCACAGCGCGCCGCAGAAGTCAAATTTTGAGAAACTCCTAAAATTTGACTTTTCTTTAAAAAACTTTTATTATTAATATAAGAAAACAAATTAAACTAAAATTCATAAGTGAGGATATATTGAATGAATTGTAGAGTAAGTCTTACAACGAAAATTGATTCTTCTACTTTAGAAGAGGGAACTGAAATTCTTGTTCTTAATCCCGATGATTATGATTTAGGTTCAATAGAACAAATTAAAGCTAAGGGATATAAGGTGTTAGCCTATTTATCAATTGGTACAATTAAGAAAGACCACCCATGGTATTTTAAATATAAGCGATATAAGTTGGGAGAATTAGACAATCAGTCAAATGAAGTCTATGTTGATGTGAGAGAAAGAGAATGGAGAGATTTTGTTGTTGAGTGCGCGCGAGCGATTAGAGAGAAGGGTTTCGACGGTTGGTGGTTAGATAACTTAGACATTTATGAACACTATAAGTCTGCGAAAATGTTTATTGCTTGTAATTTGTTGTTGAAACAAATAAAAAGACTTGGCGGCTATGTGATGGTTAATGGTGGAAGTGAGTTTTTTAGTTTTGCAATTGATCAGAAAGTAGATTTATCGATGGTCGATGGGGTTATGCAGGGAGAGGTTTTTTCGTTAGTAACGTCATATGAGAGGGGAGGAAAATTTTCGAGGCAGAAGAAGATACAAAAAGAGTTCTATGAGAAACTTTTACGAAGGTTGCGCAAGGGTGGAATTGATATATTTTTATTGGAGTATACGAGAAGCGAGAAAGTGAAAGATGAGATAAAAAGGTGGGCAAAAGAGAATAAGGCGAGTTATTATATAGTTGATTTTTTAGATTGATGGGTTATATTGAGTG